CCTTTAAAACTAAACAAGGTGTGGTTTCTTGGAAAAGTGTTTTTACAACATCTGTTTTAGTTCCATCAAATGCAGGGTTCTCTGTTTGTGTCAGTAAATCTGTAAATTCACCAATAGTAGTAATTTGAGTTACTACACTACTAGCATTAATAGATACATTACCTAATTTATCTACTGCTTTAATAAGATATGTACCAGTTTTTGCAGGAACAACGATAGATGTACCTGGTCTTGATAGCTTTTTAACTAATACAATTGAGTTTTGCCACTCAGCACCACTTGTAAGTGGACTAAAATTTATTCTATAATGTGATAAATCTAAATCAGGAACAGGATCAAAACTTAAATGTGCTTCTTTACCTATTATATTACAAGCAAAATTTTCTACATCTGATGGTGGTGCTATCTGTCCAACAATAGTTCTATTGCCTGTTATAGTAGAAGATTTTACACCAAAAATATTTACACCTCTAACTCTGACTTGATATTGTGCTTTATCTATAACATTTAAAAATTCGTATTTAGTTCTTGTTCCTCTACCAATTAATTTAAAATCATCACTTACAGAATTGCCATCTGCATCTGTCAGTTGTTTTACCTCTACTTCAAATATTTCTGTAAAGTTATCAGTTGGTGCAGTAAAATTAATCACAAGTTTTACGATAACTGTACCATCATTATATTGTACTAATTCATCTGTAAGAGTAAGACCACTTGGTGCAGAAACTGTTGTAGCACTTGGTAAATTTGTAGCTTTGCCACTTGAAACTGTTGAATAATCACTAGTAGAAAAATCATAAACTGCACTTGCTGTTTCTCTAAACTCACAAGAAACCAATGGTACTGGTGCATCATTACCTTGATTCATAGAAAAAGACCAACCAGATACTTCAAATTGTTTACTAGAAAAACCTAATCTTGTATTTGTTATTTGGACTGTATCACCAATATCTAATTCAAAGGCATCTAAATTAAAATCAGATGTAAAACTAATTTGTTGTCTAGCTTTTAAAAGTTGTATTTTAGCAAGTCTTTGTACTGTATGAGAAGATGTAGTCATAGGAAAATTAAACTCACCAAATATTCTTTCTGAATTATCTTCTGTTTCAAAAGTTGAATTAGTTAAAACTGGATAATCTTGTGGTTGGTAATTATTATCAGGTTCTGAATAAATACCTTTTACTGCATTAAAAAGTTCTTTTTTAGATATTCTTGTATTAAGAGTAATACCAGTTCTTAAATCATTTTCATCTAAAGTAACTGATGGTGTTTCAAATATAGCTGGTCTAATTTTAAATTGACCATTTGAATAAATTAAATGACCAGCGACTGTAGTAAGCATATTTTGTAAAATAGATTTTGGTGATTTATTTAAAGTAAATGTTCCGTTCATTGAAAATCTTTTTTCTGTTCCTGATGGATTTGCTATTGTCACTGTTTCATCACAAGTATTTGCAACTGATGTAATATTTGTACCATTTACCTCTGTTGTATCTGCACCTAGACCATAATCAGAATTTAATAGATAATCTCTAATACATAAAGCTGGATTTGTACTAAAAGATGTTGCGCTACTTCTAGGATCAAATACTTTTTTACCCTCTACTTCAAAAGTTATATTTGGTACACCATTTGGATAAACATCACTATCAAAATTAATTCTTGCATATAAATATGCGATACCTCTTAATCTGTGATTTGTTGTCCATTGTGTTATTTCAGAAACTAAATCTGCATCTGCAACTTGTGAATCTGCGCCAGTATGTACTTTAAATCTAGCTTTTCCCTCAAATTGATTACCACTAGAAGGTACTAATCTTGCAATACCATTACTATCATTACCACTACTTGTTGTTGGTACTTCATTTTCATTAAAAAATATTTTAGTTATATTATTAATCTCATGACCAGCTATTGCAATAACAATATGTAAAAATTCATTGGTACTTCCAGTTGATTCAGCATAAACCATAACACCACCAACTCTTGTTTTACCATATATAACTCTATGTGGTGCAATACCTGATTTAGCAGTTACCATTGTTCCTTGTTGTAAGTTTGTTCCTAAATCTGGTGGGTCAAATTCTGGTGCTAATTTACTATTTACTGCACCTAATACCAATTGTGTTCCTGCTGAAACTAAAAAAGTTCCAATTAATCCTTGGGCAGTTACACTTAAACTAGGAGCAACAATTGAACCAAGACTACTTGCAAATGCTGATGGACCAATAGCTGGAATTGCCGCGAAGCCAACTGCGATTGCACCTATTACTAAAGCTGTTTTTATTGTTTTACTTCCCATTTATTCTATTCTCCAAGCTATATCACAAGAGTTAGTTAATCTTTTTTCTTGACCAACCTTTGCTTTAAATATGCTGTATTCACCCTGGCAAATGCCCATTGTTCCTCCTAATTCTTCATCTGTCTTTAGAAATACCACATCTCCTCTTTTAGCAAAAGATGTATTTATTTCTTCAAAGTTATTTTCTTTAGCAATATCTTGCGCTATTTCTAATAAATCCTTTTTATTTAATTCAGTAATTATCTTTTTTGCTTCTTTTATAGATGTATATGGTAAATCAAAAACTTTTTTACCTATAATACATTCTATTGCACCTAAAACAAAATTAACACAATCTGCTTTACCATATTTAAATTTTTTAGATGAGGACTTTATAATGTAATTAGATAATTTTGTATCCCAATTATCTACTCTCATTATGAAGTCTTTTTACCCCATATAACTTCTTTATCTTGTAAATCAGGAACAAATTCTAAACCTAAATCACCACTAAACCTTTCTTGTTGATCTTCGTGTGTATATCTTCTGTTTAATGCTCTATCTAAAGCAATTAATCTATTTTCTAAATTTAATGTAATAGTTGCAGTTTCAGGACCCTCATCTATTTTCATAATATCCATCTTACCTTTAAATAGAGTATAAACATCTGCAATTACTGATTTATTAGAATCAAAAATTCCTAAAAAAATACTAGCATTTCTATTTGTATAATTTCCTGTTAAAGCAGTAGATATAAAACTTGATTTTATACCTGTTAAAGTAAGACTTGCACCGATTGCTTCTATTTGATCGCTTTCACCTATTGCACTTACACCCATTAAATCGCCAAGACCAGTAAAAGTATTAGAAGAACCACCAGCAGTCATTGTTAAATCACCATAACCATTCCAAAATCTTAATGTTCCTGTACTAAATTCTAGTTCAACTGCCAAAAAAGGTCTTACAACTTGACTCTTGATAGCATTTTTAAATGCAGTGGTTATACTTCTAGACATTACTCCTCCAATAATTTAAGTATTTTCTTTTCACCCATATAAATCTCAGTTTTAGCTTTTACTTTTTTACATGTAAAAATAACCCTCTCAGGGTTTACTTCCCTTTGTGCAACCCTTTTTGATTTAAGGCAGTCACTCATTTTTGGTTTATATACATGCTCTATTACAGAACCATTCAAAGTTAAAATTAATGCAACAACAATTTCAGTCATAGTACCTTACCTTTATTTATTCCTTCTTTAATCATATATCTATGAGTACCATTCCCATTGATATTGACTTCTTTTTTATTTTTATTTAAAATGCTCAAAATTTTTTTAGCTTTTTCATCTTTTAAATACTTTATCATTTGTTTAGTCAATCTTCCCATTTGCTCTTACCTTATCTTTAACAACTTCTAATTGTTCCATAATTTTTTCTACATCTTTTTGAAGTCTTTGAATATTTACTTTATTGTGCATCATAGATTCCATTTGTTCTTGTATCTTTTCAACATCTTTGACTAAATCCTCTATTAATAAAAATTGTTCGCTATCTGCTGGTAAACTACCTAATTCACCTAATGGCCATTTTATTCTAAATTCAGTATTCATTTCTATATCTTTAGAATTAAGTTTGTTTTGAGTTTCAAGTACATTTATTCTTTCTATCACTCCAAAACCAAACCATGCGCCAACTAAACATGCCCCAATGATTGTGATTAAGTTCCTGGCAGGGAGCTGTATCCCTGTGTTATCTGATAAAGCTAATTTTTTCATTTTCTTTTCTTTCTCCCCATATAATGATCCCC